GGGCAAGGTGGCAAGCGTGATGCTCGGCTCCACCGAGACCACTTTTTACACCCTTGCGGTCTATTACGGGGCGGCAGGCATAAAAAAGACCCGCCACACCCTTGCGGCTTCTCTCACGGGAGACCTGACTGGCTTTATTTTCAGCGTGCTTACGGTAAATCTGCTGCTCAGGTGAAATGTTAACAAAATGTAAATTCAAGGGCTTTTGGCAAAATCCTGTTGACAAGGCAATTTTTATTTGATATAATAAATAAGCATTGTTGAGATGAGCCATTAGCTCAGTCGGCAGAGCATTTGACTTTTAATCAAAGGGTCTGGGGTTCAAATCCCCAATGGCTCACCAATGTAAAAATCCTCTCAAATGGCTGTAATACGTGATTTGAGAGGATTTTTTATATCTTTAAAATTGTAGAATATGTTAATATGATATACATATACGGCGCTACTACGACACTACTACGACAAAACGCAAGAATAAATAAAATTTTACGGGCAAAATTTATAATACAACAGGAACTCAATTTGAAATTCGGGGACTTTTCAAATCTGCTTGATTTTCAGAAACCTACCTCAAAGTTTGCACCCAAGAAAATTCCAATGGTTATTCCGCCCATTACAGCTCACTGGCTGCGGCATACATATATCACGATGCTGTATCTTGCTGGTGTCGATGTTATGACGGCCAAAGAGCAGGCAGGTCACGCAGACATAAAAACCACCATGCAGATATACACACATTTGGACTCCAAATACAAGAATAATCAGATTGATAAACTTGACGAATATTTGAGCAAAAAAGGCAATGGGTGTCAGATGGGTGTCAAGACGGATCGGCCATCACGTTTATTTATTTCTTTTATACCTATTAAGTATCCTCTGAGCTTTAAAAAACGTCTTGTCATCAATTATAGGCTCAAAATTTCCTTTGTAAATGTTGTCCTTATAGCTGTAATATCCACGGTATATATGGCGTGTCAATATCTGATGTATGCTTTCAGCTTTAAATTTACTGCCTCTTTTGCCTCGATACCCTCGTATATTGCACAGCTCGGCTACGGCCGACAAGCTGCCATGCTCGATATATTTCGCAAATATATACCGTACAATTTCGGCCTCTTCCCTATTTATTTTCACACTGTCATGACCGTCGTTGTCGTATCCCAGTGTGTGGTTTGCAGTCCGCTTGCCTTGCTGTGCACGTTCCAGCATCGCAACCTTTACTCGCTCGGCGGTGATCTCTCGCTCCATTTGTGCAAAAATCCCAATCATGCCCATCATTGCACGTCCCATCGGCGTCGATGTGTCAAATGTCTCTGTTACGCTAACTATCCCAACGTTATAATTCTGACACAGTGCATTTATGCTGAATAGATCTGCAACGGAACGTGTCAGTCGTGACAACGCCCAAATGATTATCAGATCAAATTTATTGTGCGGGATATCACACAGCATTTTAGTTGCATCAGGTCGGTGGTCAATGTCTTTTCCACTGATACCACCGTCAATATACACGGCGGTAATGTCATAATCATGAGCGGCACAGTAAGCCTCCAGCGTGTGGCGCTGGGCATCGAGGGAATAACCCTCGACAGCCTGTGCGACAGTGCTTACTCTGATGTACAGCGCAGCTCTCATCTGTTTTCACCGTACTTTCTGCATTCTTCTGCCTGTGCGTCGGTGATGAATGTTTCTTTGCCGTCAATGTATATACGGTATTTTCCCGCCTTGCCGTATATGCGGCCGTTCCAGCTGCCTGTTATAACGTCAGGCTTGCAGGGGACGCTGGGAATGATTCCGTTGTTGGCTTTCAGTTCTTTGCCGAGCACTTTAAAAATCCCGGCTACATACTGATTATCAATCCAAAAATCAGCTTTTGTTTTTGTTGTAGCCAATGCTTTGACTGCAAAACCGTGGTCGATGTCCTTATGCGCTCTTTCAGCTTCTTCGGGGTGCTCTGATGCAAATTCCTTGGTTTCCTTAACTGCTCTATCAAACTCTGTGAAGAAATTAGCGGCAATCTTATATGCTTCACGCACCTGAGCACTTGACCCAATCGTAATGACCAGTCCCTGGTCGTTGCAGAAATCTGCATTGTGCTTTGCCACATCTTCGAGGTGCTTCCTGTAGCACTCAGAGCACACACCGTACTCCTCATAATACGCAATCTTCCTCTCTCTCTCGCTGCCCTTGCCAAACAGTTCGATGGTTTCTTCATGTCCGCAGCTAAACTTAATATCATATTTCATAATCTTATCCTCCAAATAAACTTGACATCTCTCACGGTTTTGTTTATAATGGAAGAGATAGGGCAGCTGTGAGAGCGGCGTGCCTTGTCTCTTTTGCGGTGCAGTCGTAACTTTTCCAGGGTAGCGGCTGCACTTCTTCTATACTGTTACCAGTTCACTATTTCGATGACCGTTGCTATAATATAAATTATTCCGATCGCAACAAGAACAGCAGTAAGCACTTTTTTCTTTTTCATATTGACACCTTCCTATCTGTATGTTATAATCAGAAAAGAGGGGGGCGGGGTGTTCCCACCCCCTTTCTCTAAGAGCCTTGGCTCTTATTCTTTAAGCTCCTTGACGATTTTTATTATGAAGTAAATCGCCTGAGCTATACTTGCGAAAACAGCGGCTTTACTTACCGTTTTCGCTTCCGCTCTTGAGGATTGGCCTCCTCTTGAGCGGTTTTTCTTTTTCTTCTTGCTCGTTGTTTTTCCCTCCCTTCATCTTTACTGTGATTATATTATATCATATTACGTAATACATTTCAATAGACAAAATTCACAAAGTATTACGTAATATTTTATACGTATTGCATATTGCGTAATATAAGTCAAAAATGATATAATACCTTTGAGGTGATAATATGGGCACAAGAAAATATCCCAAAGGTACTGAAAAGGAAAATCAATTAAAAAGGCAAAATGAATTTATAGCAGAAAAATACGATAGATTTACGTTAACATTTCCTAAAGGGAAAAAAGAAGTGTACAAAAGTTATGCAGAAGCTAACGGGGAAAGCCTTAATGGATACATTAACAGACTAATATCCGAAGATATAGGCAAAAATCAATAATACAAATAATACAAAAATCTCCCGCCCTCAACCGAGAGCGGGAGAAAATTTTTACATCATCTTAATAAACGCACTTGGATAGTCTTTCTTGACCTTTGCCAAATATGCCTCAGCATTTTCCCTGGAACTAAAAGCCCCGACCTGCACATAAAACATCTGATTGCTTTCGACAGCAGGCATAAACATCTGCCGGAACTTCTTCCAGCCCTCAAGCTCTGCCTCCGAATGTGTCCACATAGCAGGGCACAGCTTGCCGGTCACCTGGTGGTGCATTATAACATGATCAGCAGAAATTCCGTATGTTTTCATCAGATGCTTGACCAGCTCAGCAGCCAATGCCAGCTCTGCATCGGTGAAATACCAGTCTGTGTCATCTGCGCTCAGAGACTTCCTGTTTTTCTTGTTGCTGCAAATCTCAATGTTGATGCAGTTGCTGTTCCTGCACTTGCCGTAATATCTGCCGCCCTCTGACGTGGACATCTTGGTGTATTTTACCCCGCCTGCGCCCCATGAATAACGGTTTGCAATGTCAGGATTATAGCAGACAACATTTTCATCATCCACGATAAAATCAGCGCTGGCAGGATTGGCAGGATTTGCTCCCGCCCTGAACCATGCTGCAAGATTGTGTGCGCTGCCCGCAGCCGATGATGTGCCTGCTGTATAGTGTATTACTATCCATTCGATGGACCGTCCATTTGCAACAGTAGTGTTGGCGGTGCCCGTATCCATTTTGATGTTAATGCTCATCGTCATCGTCCCCCTTATTCTCAGCTGACTTCTTCACACTCTCCGCAATTTTCATAAGAAAAGGCGGCAATGGCGTGCCTATATCACGTATATTTTCGAGAATTGAAATTATCTCGTTGGCAATGAGCCATACTGCCGCTACAGAAGCGACAACAAAATTAAGCCCGATGGATATTCCCGCCGTGCCGACGGCATATGACAGCAGCCAGTCGAGCATAGCACCTATCGCAACCAGCAGCCACATACAAATCTTCTTAGCTATCCCACGAAACGATTTGTACGAGCTGATAGCCTCGCTGCGGTATTTGGCAGCACACAGCCCAGTTATGTAGTCGATGATGTTGCAAGCAATAAGTATCAGCATGGGTACATACAGGATACCCAGCCATGATGCGAGCAGCGCTCCAACCGTGACGGAAATTTCTTTTACTCTTTTCATTTTTATTCCTCCTTACACCCTCAGAACGAAATTGCCAAACATACTAACGTACGTATCGTCACCGATTGTGAAGATGCTGCCGCGGACGGGTTTTTCCATTCCGCCATCAGCGTGCATAACGTGGCTTTGGATTAAACCGGAAGCTGCGAATGTAAACGGCTTAATGCAGTACGATGCAGTTGTCCCCACTGCGTCAGCTCCATAGTAGGAGAGATTGCCATTGATAATCCCGTTTCCGACAAACCAAATAAAACCTGCACTAGATGTATCAACTTCAACGCCACACTCGGTGCCGTCGAATTTGGTGGCAGAATGAATGCTGCAACACCAAGGGGTCGTGCCAAAACCCAGTCCAACCATATCTGTATCAGAGATGATATACAAATATGGGTCGCCGCTCAGTGCGACACTATGTGACTGCCAAGCAGGAGACTGATTGCCTGTCTTGGTTGACACTATGTACTGACTACTACTGCTCACCTCAATAGCAATAACCTTGTCGTTGATATTGGCAAACTTCGGCATCAGTGTGCAGCCTGTCTCAGTATATGTGATGTCAGCGACAGTCGTCAGCAAATCTTCCACAGAATGTAACCATGCAATAATTTTGGCAGTGTAGTTAGCCTGTGTCCTGTCATCTTTCGACATACCCAGCGTAGGCTGATATTTGTAAAGCTTTCCCATTATCCTATAACCTCCGTATCTGCAATATCAACAGCTTCTCCCACCGCATAAATCGGCAGGACCTGTCCGTGCAACGTTAAACCGCCTGTTTTCAATCCGCCATCACCTCCCTTCTTGGCTGCCCTAAAACGGTTGCCACCGTCATACTGTCCCATAATAGTAACAGCTCCGCTGCCGTTGAGGTACAGTGTGCCATCACCGAAAATATCACCGCAATTTGCAATGACTACGCTGCCGTCTTTTGGCACAGCAACAACGCCGTCAGCACCTGCTGTGCAATTCGCATTTACTGTAGAAATGTACACAGGTGCGCTGCTATCGTTTCTTACCGCAAAATATGGATATCTGCGGTCAAATGTTACGGTTGTCACGCCGCTAAGCGTAACGGTTGCTTCTCTTGTACTAATCATAAAATTCACTCCTTAAAATCAGTTTGGTGTTATCTGGTGATCGGGTACGTCTGACAAGTCGATGTCTATAGTAGTCTGTCTTAAAACCAGAGGTCCGTTGTTTGTGTTTACCCAGCCGGTTGTCATATCTCTGGCATCTTCATAACCTGTCCAATCTATAGTGCTTGTTTCAGGAAGAGGGTTGTACAATTCTGGTCCGACTTCTATATCGGACCACTCGTAACCGCCATATTTCATTCCTGGAGCATGGTAGCTGACGTACAAACTGACAAAGCGTCCGTCATCATAATATCTAGGAACCACCTCAAAGCCTGTACACTTTGTCATGTCATATCGCCATACGGGATAGGATGCAAAATCATAAGCATCAGGATTTATAACTGGTCCCCACGGTATATCGAAATAATATGTCGTCTGTTGATACGCATAGGTAACGGCGTCGGCTTCTTCAAACCAACGATCATACCCATCGTCAAATGTGCAATCCCAATGTGACACTGCCTCGTTTAAAGCAGTGAGAGCTCGTGACATTTGTTCAGCGACTGGTTTCAGGCGTTCTTGTCTGACATACGATATCGGACGATACGGATTTGGGGCTGGTCCACGATCGCCAATAAACTGCTCCGCTGTACCAGACGTTTCACTGCTATGTCCTCGTACCTTGTATGTAAAACATTTTGGCAACGTATTAAAAAACACTCGCAAAACAGGAATGTTAACAACCTGAGTAGTTCCATTTATGATGAATTGCCACCTGTTGCTGGCGCGTGCTGTACGAAGAATACTAACTGGACCATAATCGCACCTTCCATACAATCCCGCTAACGGATACGTGTTTCCTTCAATAAACGGCTCTGTATTAGTAAGGCGAACTATAGGAGCGTGCACCAAATTCAAATACGGGCTAGCATTATCCGCCATTATGTATTCCATATACGACGCATCCGCTGATAACGAATTGTATAGTTTCCTATTTATGTCCCAAGTAATGTTGTATGAATCATTTATGTCATATTCAATGCCTGCCTGATAGTACGCTTCGTGCAAAGCTATTCCACGTGCATTTAATTCGGTAACGTCAACGGTTCCTCGTTCGTCAACTGTGTCGAAACCGACCTGATGCCGAACAACAAGTTTGACCGATCCCCGCTGAATAGTGTGGAATTTGATTTGATCGTCATAGGGCGCCAAATCTCGTTCAGATAATATTGTGTTGATGTATTCTTCTTCTGTTATACTTCGGCCATCATCACCCTCAGGATCGAATTCTTTATAGGCCGCTTCAACAGCAGATTTAACCGTTGCATAATCAGGAAATGTGTATCTGCTTACCGTGATCCCGTCTATTGACTTCAGATCACTGCCAAGATCTTCGTAATCCATGACCACATCAAACGACAATCCTTCGTAATCGAAGTTGAAGTATATTTCCTTTGAGGGTGTCGAAATATATCCATAGTTGTTAGCTGCGTTATATCCTCCAGTATATGGATTGACTGTCCGATCAAATGGGGCGATAGTGAACGTCATTGTCTCACCGCTCTCACCGAGGACAAGACCTTTCCCAAGTCGCATGACCTTAATGGTATAAGTGCCTGCTGACAGCTTCAAAGTAACACTCGTTCCCATGGTGTTTATCAAGGTGGTTCCTTGATAATATGCAGAACAATATATCAGCGTATCGCCGTTATATATACCAATTATCGGGCCATCGGCCCCAGTATACGGAATATTATAATAGTTGTATTCGGAGCTTCCCGACGAATCAGGATCATAATTTGGGTTCCTACCCGTGCGGTAACGAAAACGTATAGTAACGTCAGTTTTCATTTCCTGATACTGCCGCCACGAATGATATATACCATATTCGCTGTAGGAATTATGCAGCGATATCAAGGACTGAAAAACCCGCCCTAAAAATTGCCTTCTGTTCACATCATCACCTCACCCTACATAAAATCCGCTGAACGATATATACCCGGTATATTGTCCGTCTTTGTCGTAAAAACTCAGACCTGTTATCTGCTCGTTCGGCGTGCCTTTGTTACTAAATGATACTCCTACCTTCAGATCATACGAATTTTCCTTTCCCACATTATAGTGCTCAGTTATCAAACCATTGTAATTATCCACGTCAGCGTACTCTACGCTGTCAGGCTTGGGCAGCGTAATGATATCAGCCATGTTATCTGCCTCCCTTTGCATTTAATCGGAAACGGTACTCCCTGCCTGCATAAATATCTACCACGCCAACAACCTCTTCATCTGCCGTGTCGATGTTTTCAATGATCAGCTGCCATATACGGTATTTATACCAGTAATGATGCTTGCCGTCATCATCCGTCCAGCTGTAATAATACGTAAATACGATGCTGTCAGCAGGTACCGTAACACTGTCGGAATAGTGGTACTCGCTGCCGTCATACTCATAGTCCGATACACTGGATTCGTAGTTATAATACGACACCGATTGCGGTATGCTTGGCGGCAGAGCGGGAGATATTCCTCCGGCTGATCCACCCGAGAGAGCCATGAGCAGGAGACCGCCGCAGCCATCAGCACCCGAAAGCGCCCTGTGAATAAGCCCTCCGCCTAATATCATGTTCCCACCTCCTTATATGTCCGTGTCCAGTGCGCATTTTTCCTTTTCCCGCCGTCAATATCATACGTCACCGTGATAGTGTACGGCTCGTATTCAAATACCTTTGTGCCCGCCGTTTCTGTTTCATTAGATGTTACAGACAGCAGCGGATACAGACAAAAAATCTCGTCGCTGTCACGCTGACGGATAAGCTTGTCGCCCAGGTCCTCATATTCCGAGGGGTCATAATGCTCAGCCACTGTTGACTTTCGCCTCCTTTTGGCACACAAAACTCAGCCCGTTTTCACCGAACATCATGCAGCCATGTTTCTTGCCCAGCTTTACCCGATTTTCAATAGCCCTGCTGTACAGATCATGATACTCACTGAAACTGCAATCCGCCTCAGGCGCAGAAACATCAGCCACGATTCCCAGTCCCGTGAAATCAAAATCAGCACTGAGCACAGGAAGCTTGTCGCCGCCGTATGCGATGAAATCACCAATGTTGTACAAATAATCAGTGATCATCTGCGAACATTCCCAGCCGTGATATGCGTACTCGCCGCCGCTGCCGACTATCTGCGATACCATCTGCTGTACAGCCGCCTCAGTCAGATACCGTCCCGAAATGCGCTCCGTGTGCCGCCAGTCAGAACCCGAGGCATACTCATCGCCATACGCCTCATCAGTGGCATATATGCTTGTGATGTACTTCGTACCCCGCCTGATGACCTCCGTCCTGTCGTTCTCCGCAGGCATATCCAGTCCCGAAGAGGGCGCAGAAAAAGGCACAAACGCCAACACACCGCCGCCGTCATGCCAGTATCCCACATCATTGTGGGACAGGTCGCTGAGTATGACCCTGCACGTCTTGCCTGCGAAATCCTGATAGCACAGCTGTGCCATGCGCCCCGAATATCCGCCCTCGGTGAAACCGCACTGATCGGCGATCGCTCCCACTATCTGAGACGTGGGATACCGCTTTGCCTTGCTTTCATCGAAAACCTTGTTGCCGTCATCGTCATAGGTGTACTCAAACTGATCATATCCACTGTAATCAAATGGAATATCCAGATTTTTACACAGATCATACGCCGTGATGCTTGCCACACCGCCAGAATAGGACTGCTGGGCAATGTAAAAATCAGGCAGCAAATAGCCGTTAAACGTTACCTTGCTGCCCTCGATAAACGGCACAGCCGACCATACATCACAGGAAAATTCCGTTGTGGCCACACCGTCAAATCCCTTGCCTTCCAGCGACCGCCTCAGCCTGATGTTGGCCAGTACGTCCGCACCGTATTCCGTACCCTGATAGGTTATCTTGTACGGCAGGCTAAAGGCCTGAGCCCGTGAGAGGGCAGGTCATAGATACGGATATGTTGTAATAGTCCACCGTGCCGTCGTTAAATACAGGCACACAGCGGATAGTCGGGCGGTCAAACACATTGGTCTGTACCGTGGGGCATTTGTATTTTACGGTCACCTCGTCCGCATTGCAGGCGGTCACAAGGGCAGCTGCTACCGTGTCCGACAGCACCTGAAAATCAGCCGACAGACTGCCGCACACACCCAGACATTTCTTACGTTCCTTGCCGTTTACAGCAGTGAAGCTGTCCGAATACACAGGCGCTGTTGATATATCTACAGCCTCGCATATAACGTGTTCGGACATATCCACATTGCCGATTTTTAAGATCGTATCATTCATGCTTTAACCTCCGCTGGCGGTTTTAGCCCGCTTGTTTTCCTGCGCAACAACCTTAGCCACATACTTGCCGTCCAGATCAACCACCTTGTAAACAGGGCTGCCCGATGAAGCAGATGTGCGTTTGACCGCCGCAGACGTGTCCTGACTGTCCGCCGCCGTTGTGTTCGCAGCCGATGTGTTGGCAGAAATGCTCGCTGAAGAGTTGGCAGCAGATACATTCGCCGCCGCAGCGTCAACGTAATTGCCATCAAAAACGTCCTTCATGGACTGCTCCCAGTTAGCCTTGAACGCTTCCATAAAGCTGTCGCCAAACAGCGTGCCTGCGTCAGTACCTAACTTCTCGAACTCCTCCGAATTTTCCGTCACCATGTTGGCGATGATGTTGCTTACGCCCTCATCGTCCTTGTACAAAGAATTGATTTTCGAAAGCTTCTTGGGGTCTTTCAGCAGCTGCGTTGCATAGTCCAGCGCCGCCTCCGGGTCTTGTTTGAGCAGTTCGTTTATAAGGCTGTCAGGCACATTCTTTTCATACAGCTCGGCGATTTTTGATGTCAGCTTTTTCTTGGCAGCCAGCTTTTTCTCAAATCCGCTAAGGTCTATCTTGTTTGACTTGGTTTTAGCCCCCGTCCGCTTGTCCGTTTCCTCAGAGCTGTTGAAGATATCGCCACTGCTGCCTTTCAGACTGCTTGCCAGACTGTCACGGGATTTTACAACGCTGTCATAGGCTTTTTCAAGAGTGCCCCGCTGCTTTTTGGCAGCGGTTTCAGCCTCTTTCGCTGCCTTATCGTCGGTGCTTTTCTGCTCTTTCAGCATTTTAAGGTTATAGTCCTTGTACACCTCAGAATTGTGGTCAAGGGTCTCGATAAATGCCCTCTCCTGCTCCAGCAGCCAGCTGTCGTCATAGCCCTTTTCCAGCTGTTCGGTCTCCAGCTCACGGAACTTGTCCTCGACAGAGGATTTAAGGGCGTTTTCAGCGTCCTTTTTAGCCTGCTCCGCTTCTTTTGCAGCCTTTTCAGCTGCCTTTGCCTCGGTGTCCGCAAGCTAGTCATAATGATCAGTTACCTAGTCATAAAGCTTCCACCACTCAGCATCTTCCTCATTGCGGTACTGCTCTAATGCGGCTTTTCTGCCTGCCCAGTATTCCTCTTCCGTGACCTTGTGGACAGCATATTTGTCCTCCAGCTCCTTGAGCGCCGCATCAAGCATTTCCGACTTATCTACCACGCCGTCAACGCCTGCATCGGGCATACTGTCAGCTATAGCCTCGGAAACAGTTGTGCCTGCTTCCTCCGCCGCCTCTGCCGTGTCATCAGCCGAGGCGCTCAGACTGTCCGCAAGCTCCTTGTATGCTCCTGTCAGCCCTCCGTTCTTGGCTTCCAGCTCGTCCAGAGCTGCCTGCAAACGTGCGTCCGCCTCTTCCTGTGACCCAAGCACAACATAACCGTCATCTTTTGCCATATTGTCAGCAGCCTTTTTCATAGCCTCATTAAGTCCTGCAATGGTGCTGTTGGCACCCTCAGTCCAGTCAAATGATTTAAGACCGCTTACTATGTTTTCACAAATAGACTTAGGCACATCGGTTATCAGCGCCTGTCCTGCGTCCATCAGGGCGACCACAAGCTTTTCGATGATAACAGGTGCCTGCTGCAAAAGCTGCGGGATTGATGCCGCAAGTCCCTCTGCAATGGCTCCGATAAGCTGCACGCCTGCGTCAATAAGCTTGTCCGCATTGTCCAGCAGCGTTTCGGTTATCGTCAGAGCTGCATTTACCACCGCAGGAATAAGGCTGTCCAGATTGTCCGTCAGCCCCTGAGCCAGAGCCAGCACAATGTCCACAGCACCCTGTGTGATGATGTCGGCATTGTCAAGAATAGCCATGACGAGGGCGGAGCAAAGGTCAGCCGCAGAAGAAGCAAGGTTTGGAACTGCCGAAATAAGCCCCGACAGCAGAGTGTTGATTATCTCATCTGCGTTTTCCGTAACAATGGGTATGGCAGTGTCAGCAATGGAGCTGAGAGTATCAAGCAGCGCCGCAATAAGGCTGTTAGCGCCCTCAATAACGGAAGGCAGCATCTGTTCCAGCGTGTCGGGAATAAGGGGGAGAAGATTTTCGGTAAGCTCCGTAATGCCCGTAGCCATCTGCGGCAGTACCGCCATAATGCGGGGCATAAGATTGTTTGAAACCGTAACAACGCTGTCAATAACATCACCCAGCAGCTTATCAAAATCCTGCGCAGGGTCGGCAATGCCTGTCATAAGGTTCTGCCATGCTCCCTGCATTGTGGCGATGGAGCCCTGAATGGTGGTAGAAGCTTCCTTAGCCGTTGTTCCCATTGCGTCAAAAGCTTCTTCCTCAGTCATAGCCCCGCTTGCAACAGCTTCCGCTGCCTGCTTTGCGGTAAGACCTGAAATGCCCATTTCAGTCTGCACAACGTGAATAGCGTCAACAATATCCGAAAAGCTGGAAACATCATAATCAACATCAACGCCGAATTTGGTTTTCTGAATTTTTTCAGCCTCTTCAAGAAGCCGCTCCATTTCCTCTTTCGTGCCGCCATAGCCTAATTTGAGGTTGTCGAGCATCGTGTAATTCTGCTTTGCAAATCCCTGATACGCATTTTGTATAGATTGCATATCAGTACCCATTTTGTTGGCGTTATCTGCCATGTCAGCAACGGCAGTGTTTGCCTTTTGGGCTGCAGTGGCAGTGTCACCGCCAAGACTGCTGACAAGAGAAGCCGCAAAGCCTGTGACGGTCTCCATATATGCGTTGCAGGACATTCCCACAGTGGAAAACGCCTCTTCCGCATAACCCTTGACCACATCGGCAGAATCGCCGAACAGCGTTTCAACGCCGCCTACAAGCTGCTCGTAGTTGGCATAGCTGTCAATAGCCGCCTTGGAAACAGCCGCTACCGCCGCAGATGCAGCACCCACAGCCGCAAGAGATATCTTGCCTATCTCCAGTGCCGCTTTGCCCGCCGCAGAGCCTATCTTTCCCAGAGCGCTTTCGCCCTTTTTTCCTGCTTCCTCGCCTTTTTGACCAGCGTTCTGAGCTGCATTGCCCACATCGTCAAGGTCACGCACAACGCCCTGAGCCTGCGAGGACACCTGCCCCATCTGGGCAAGAGGCCCCTGCATAAATGCCTGTGAGCTGTTGGCAAAGGAAGCAATGCTTCCGGAAGCCGCTGATACGGAAGCCCCCATTTTTTCAGCCCCTGCCGCCGCCTGCGACGTGTTTTCGGCAGCCCTTGCAGCCGCAGAAGCTGTGCTGCTCAGGGCTGTTGCCGCCGCCGCTGCATTCGTGCCTACCTGCTCGATGCTGTCACTCGCCGCTGCCATAGATGCAGCAGTCTGTTCTGCCTGCCTCTTGGCATTGTCGAGGGAGGCTTTCAGCCCGTTGTCATCGCCCGTGATCTTGTATTTTATCTCGCCCGCTTCACTCATTTTCTCACCTCCCGCATTTTCTTTTCAGCTTCCTCAGCCCTGCGTTTAAGGTCGGCAGCAATGGCAGCGTTGCGGTCAGCTGCAGCTTCAAATCTGCGCTTGACCTTTACCTTGAGCCCATAAATACTTTTGAGCTTTGATATCCTCTTGCACTCTGCGCCTGACTTTATCTCGCCAAGGTTCTGCGCCCTTATGCCGATTATCTGTCTGAGCTTGCAGTCATCGGGCAGCCCCTTGAACAGTGCGCAGAAGTCCAGCCAGTGAAGCTTTGCCGTCTTCAGGTCAATGCTGTATGCCCCCATGAACGCCGCATAAAAATACCCCTCGTCCTCCGCAAAATCAAAGCAGGGGACAGGGGTCTTGCTGCCTATGGTGCTGTTGTCCTTTGCCGCCGACAGCCCTCTGACGTAAAATTCGTCCATAGCTTCAGCCGCCTCCGCAGCACCTATGCCCTCGGGCAGCCCCGCAAAATAAAAGCGGCTCACGATATCGGTAAGCCCCTCAGTGTGCCGCCTTAGCACCGCCGCCGAGTATTCGCACATTATGCGGAAATCGGGGTTAATGGGTATCTTAACGCCGTTTACGGTCAGTATATTACTGTTTGGTGCGAACATCGGCAAAGCGGTCGGTAAACGCCGCAGTCTCGACCTGAATGTATTTCAGTACGTCCAGGCGCTCCACAGCCGAAGCAGTCCTGCCCTCGAAAATCTCAGCAGCGCAGCCGTCACCCAGAGCGGCGTCAATGGCATTGTCAATGGCAGCCACAACAGCAGCCTCATCTTTGCAGCCCTTAAGCTCTCTCAGCTTCACAGCAGCCTCTGTTACCCTTTCGGACATAGCCTGCGAAAAAGATATGGGATATTTCTTGTCCTCGATCTCTACCGTACAAATGCGGTCTTTAAATCTGTATGCCATAAAATCCACCCTTTCAGTTTAAAATAAAAGGGGTCGAAATCGACCCCGTATGATCATGCCGTTTCTCCGTCCTTGCTGTAATACTTTCCGACCGCAAACTCAGGAGCACTTTCACCCTTTTCAAGCTTCACGAAAGCACCGTCCTTTCTCTCGTAATAGCTGTCATACTTTGTAGTCCAGTCAGAGGGAGAAGCTGCAAGCGCAGTGTAACCGCCGAAGCCCTGATAGGTGAACTTAACAGGGTTGTCGCCTGACTTCTTGATGCTGCCGCTGATGGAGAGGTTCTCCTCAGGTGCGCCGCTTCCGTCATCGGAGATGATAAGAGAGCCCTTGCCCTTTTCGCCCTCACCTGTGAGAGTGTTGAAATAAACGTAGTTCTTGATAGCCGCCTGTCCGATAGCATATTTCTGCTCGTGGGACAGCGCATAGTCCTGGAACTCATCGCCGATGTAACGGTCCTCAGTGAAGTCAATGCTTCTCTGGTTGCCTGTTTTAAGGGTAGATTTGCCCTTGTAGTAATAGCTGTTGGTCTTTTCCTCAGGGTTCAGCGATGAAGAACGGTCAGTACCGCCGCCGTAGCAGACAACAGCATAGTCATCTACATCAGCGTTCTGGTCTTCCGAGATATCCACCGCAGCCACCATATTGTCAGTGGTCAGGAAGCCCTTGAAATCGGGGTCAGTCTTTACCCCCTTGAACATATCTTTCAGTAACATCAGATTACCTCCTTGGTATAAAAATCAATGTTTACACTCGCCGCATATATCCAGCAGTGAGCGTTCTTAACTGTCGGCGTGGGGAAATTGGTTATCCTGCATCTGGGCTGAGTAATACCCTCAATGTCCCATTTGCCGTACACCAGCGAATTTAAAATGCCGCTGAGCCTGCCGATAAGATCCTTTTGCTTGTCTATGCCGCCCATAGCGGTTATCTGCAACGTGAGCTGTACTTTTTTGGTGCCGTCAAAATATTTTTTCAGCACCTTTGCTCCTGCAAGCATTACAGCCGTGCGGTCATTTTCGGAAACAACGCCTATAATGTCGATGTCCGCAAGCTCTCTTGCCTTTTCGGGGAATTTGTCGTATATCATAATCCGTTGCTCCTTAATGTGTTTCGGAAAGTGATATCCCACTGCTGCCTGTGATTGTTTTCAGCAACCTCGCACCAGTGGGACGTGGCGTTTGGATTGACATCAGTGTGTGTGTTTGGCAGATAATACTGATACTCAGCGTATGGCATATTCCACACCAGCTCTGCAGCGTCCGTGTCGGAATGTATGACAGATGATCCGATAAGGGCATTTGTGTCTTGCTTGCAATAAAAATTGCAGTCTCCCAGCGCCTGCTCCGCTACCGCAAACAAAGCTGCTCTCATAGCCATGTCAGCCACAACAGACATATCGGGCCCGTTTATATGTACATCAACGATCATGTCAGTATCACCTCCAGATGGTGCGGCTCTCCGCCGTCCGCAAAGCATGTTTCGATTTTCTGCACAACGTAATCACGCCCCATAAAGCGGATAATATCGCCCGTGCGGAACTCAAAGTCCTCAGGTGTGCTGTTGCGGCAGTCGTAAAACATCTTAGCGCTTACCTGCGGGATATCGCCCCCCAGAGCAAACGTCTGAGAGCGTGCAGGGATTATGCGCACCCATCTGAGCACAGCAGCGACCTCAGTATTGCCGCCGCCCCAGCCGTCGGAAGCTGTTTTGCGGATAACATCGGCGTAATGCGGCAGAAGATAGCGGGGAATAGCCGCCGTCAGCATACGCCGCACCCCCTGTATAAAAGCCCCGCCTTGTCCAGATAGGCAAGCGCCCCGGAGCATACTCCCGCAGAGCTTCCGTCCGCACCGCTGCCCGAAGCACCCCCCTGAGACATGGAGAACGAGCCCACAGTGAACGATGATACGCCGCCCGATACAACACTGCACCATGCTTCAACACCGCCGCACAGCCCTATATATTCCGCCTGAGCGCATACAGCAAAATTATATGCCCTTTCCTGGGTTTCCCCGTCAGGCTCGGTGAGGATAACGCTGTCTATCACGTTTCCCGCACGGAGGAGCAGGCGGCTCAGGTCGTCATACTCCACGCCGCCGTAGATGTTTATGTAGAAATCCCTGTCAGCCGCCATAAAATCACTCCTTACGCCTTAAGCATCGCAGCAGTCACGGTGATATAGCCGACAGTGACCGCCTTGCTGTCCGAGTTAAAGCAAACTACCTCGATAACATTGCCCTCGGCAGCTGCGATCTCGGTAGTACCGCTGGTAAACGCTGTACCTGCGTATGCGGCGGAAGTCTCGCCGTAAACAGCCCTTGCGGAAGGATTTACCTTGTACGCATAAGTGCCGCTTGCATCGCCGCCTGCCGCAACGGTGATAACGGTCTTGCCCTTTGTGCTGCCTGCCGCCGCTGTGAGCTTGAGAGAGCCGGGAGCATATACCGCACGGATAGCCACGCTTCTGAGCACCTTGTGAGCATATGCGATTCTTCCCTGTACCGCACTTGCACCGATGTACTTGCCCGAGCCGTTCATGTCCTGGAGATGTACGGGAACGGAGAACTCTTCCGCTCTGGTCGCAAATCTGGGGTGACCTGCGATCATTGCCAGACCCGCAGTCTTGTCATTCCACTCGATAACGTTAAAGCCCGCAATGCGCCCTACGATACCGCTCTGAACTACGTTGTCACCCAGAGATGATGCCTTAACGAACTCAGGGGACTTAAGGATAAATGAGTAGGTCGCAGGGGTAACAAGCAGATAGCGTCTGCCGTCATCGGGAATATTGGCCTCGCTCATCTGCTGCCTGATATCCACGATATCGCTGTAAATGCCGTCAACGGTAAGCGCACCGATGTTGGTAACGGTAGCGCCTGCGAGAAGTACGGTAGCGCCGTCAGTATCCTCAGCAACGGCAAGGGCATAGCCTGCACTGTCAAGTCTGTCCGCAACAAGGTTGTCGGGGACAAGCTGCGCATCGTAGCCGTCGATAAGCTCATTTACTGCCTTTTCCTTGTCGATGGGGAAGTTGATGTAAGATGTGCTGCCGTGCTTAACGGGAATGCCGTTTGCACGGTCGTAGTCCGATACCTCCACCTCCGCATCTCTTACGGGGATCTTTACAACGCCTGCCTTGGGGCTGCCCTCGTAGTCGGTGTTGAATACAACGCCGTTTTTCAGCTTGTTTTCCTGACGAATTTTTGCCAGAACCAGAGCCGAATATCTTTCCTGTGCTTCATGTGCCATAAATTACTTTCCTCCTGTTTTTAGATTTTTATGTTGGGATTTTTCGCAAGGAACGCCGCCTCTACGCCCGAAGGCTGCTTGCCGCCGTTGCCGAAGCTTACCCCTGTGGTGACACCCTGAGGGGCGCTTTTCGCAGAGCAGAAAGAAGGGTATTTTGAGATGACCGCATCAATAGCCTTTTCGATGGGCATATCGTCCGATACCTTTGCCATGGCAAGGGCGATAACGTCATCTACAGCCTCGGCAGTTACGCCCTTGGAATAAGCGCAGCACTTAGCCTCAGCCGCCGCAAGCTTCTTCTCAGCGTCCGCCCTGCCATTTTCTGCAGCAGATATCTTTTCCTGTGAAAGCTGTTCGGCAGTTTTCTGACTGTCCTGCCACTTTCGGAACGCTTCCATCTCTTCCTTTGAGGGCTGTCCCTTTGCCTGCCTTTCAAGTCTCTGCTTGACTATTGCGTCAAGCTCTGCCTGTGTGAATGTTTTTGCCGCCTGCTCAGGCTCAGGCGTAGATACAGCCTTTTCAGGGAGATTTGCTCCGCCCTTTACAGCCTGTGTGGGATCACCTCCGTAGGCTCCCGTGGAGCCATTTTCAGCCTTGTTGGTTTCGGTTACGGTTGTGTTTGTTTCTGCCATTATGATTACCTCCGTTTATAGCCTGTCGGCTTATTCCGTCCTCAGTTTAACGCCGTAAGTACGTTTAGGGCATAAAAAAAGCAGCCGTAAAGCTGCTGATTTACTTTTTACCCCCCCTTGATTTCGAGGGGGATATGTTTTGTCGGCTTCAACAAAATATGATTTATAGCCGTTTGCGATATCATATCACATAATGATAAACTCCACATCGTCTTCCGTAAAACGGGTTACATCATCACAGGATTTGTGGGAGCCGTGAATGATATAGCATTCATCGGGCGACATATGAAGGTCAGCGATAAGGCAAATAGGTTCCTTGTCTTTAAGCTTGACCATAGGGTTATGCCTTGCAGTGACCAGCTCGCCCTTGCTATCGAACTGATATGCAGGGATATCATAAGATATTGCGGAAATAAATTCAATTCGGCAGCCCCTGGCAGCTTCCCAATTATCACCGAGAATAAGCATATCGGCATCGGCAAGCAGTTCAAGAGCCTTTGAAAGATATTTCAGTGGGATACAGCCGTTTTTAGGGTCATAATCCTTGAAATAGCTGTCGATAACCTCCACTTCATCTCCGAGTTTTTCCGAAGCCTTGGCGATCATATTGTTTCTTGCTGCGAGGATCTCTTCCTTGCTCTTGCCATTCATCGGCTGAGAAATAAAAATCTTTTTCATAACATCATATCCTTTCATTTTGGCATAAAAATAGCGCATATGTTACCGACAAAATGTCGTGAACATACACGCTTGTGTGGGCATAAGAAAAACCGCCTTGTTACGGGCGGTTAATTGACCTCTCATTCCAATCGTGATATAATCAGCATAAGGAAGGAGGTGTGTTTAATGGTTCGCTATATCGAAATCCCAAAGCCGGTACATTGTCCTAAATGGGGAATTGATATTTGTTTGCTTGGAAAATATTATTTATCCGATGATATGGATTCAAGTACGGGAAAATTCAAGTCGGCTTCCTGTCCGATTGTTGAGAACAGCAAGCTTCACCTGCATAAGCAGGAGACAGAGTATAAACTGCTCAGATGCCTTGAACATCTGCAATGTCCGTTGCTGAAGGCTTTTCCCGAAGAAATCAATACTCAAAAAATCACTCGGATAGAATGACCTTTCTCTTCTCGATCCTGAACTCAAACCCAGCAGCTTTTTCAGAAAGAGAAGCTATATCGGAAGCAAGCGCCTGTATGTCGGAAATACAGGTGCTTTGTTTTAAGAGCTGTGATTTTATATTCAGAAGTTCAAGTGTTTTTTCAAGCTCTGAAATATTGGTTATTCTTTCGGAAATATATTCCACATTCTCACTCCTCCAATAAAAAATCACCCTACTTGTGTAAGGTGATTAAAACCATATTGCTGTTGCTTCCTTGGGAATAGGCTGACCTAAATCCAAAAGCTCTGAAAGCTTTGAACGCACGTGAGCCACATACATTTTCTTGCCGTGCTCATATTTGGAAAACTCAACGTTTGTGACCTCTCGTGTTTTGGCATCAACAGTTACTTTTCCGGCATCACTGCTGTTTTCAGGAATATAGTCGCAGGAAATGCTGTTCCCGTCAAAAACAATATTCAAAAGGCTTACCATATAAGCACCTCCTTATTCGCAATATTTTGCGTAATTATATTTCTTTGAAGCCAAGATGTGGGCTTCATTTTGAGAATACCCTTTTTCCATATAGCGGAGTTCGGCATATTCGTGTTTCAGTAAAACGATATCCTGTTCCTTGAAATCGCCGTTTATAAGCCGCTGCCAAGACTGAGCCATATCATAAGAGGGGTCAAATCGCTTATGCCCTGTCAAGAGGTCGTGTTCGGTGATAAAAACGTGATTTTTTATTTTGTCAATTTTATCACGGCTTATTCCTGTTGCCGCAGATATCTTCTGCGTATCTGTTGTCATATGGCGAACAGATTCATAATATTGAACAGCGTGCTTTTCGGCTTCCTTGCTGTAAGGGTTTAATGCTCCGCTTATTACACCTGTATTCATTATACCACTTCTGCTGCCATTGTCAAGCCCTGATTTCGCCTTCCTCTCCGCCCAAACCGTCTTGCTCGACTTGCTCCTGTCATACCCATAAACCTGAGTGCGGTCATTGTGCTGTTTAAGCCCCGTCTCCTTGCAGTAAGCGGAATACTTCTCCTTTTGGTTTCTGAGCCGCAAGGAAGCCTTCTGCAAGCCCTCAGTGTCGCCCACCTCCTGCAGCATCATACATTCACGCTTGGCGGCTCTGATGCCCCGTTCCATAGCTCTCTGCTGCTGAAACTGCATATACCGCCTGTCATTTTCCTCTTTTGGATAGGGGAAATATCTCTGAAAATTTATGCCCGGAACGAACGGATATTGAACGTGCCCGCAGTTTATGCCGAAAAGTCCCGCAGGCTGGCCGTAGCTCGTTTCCGAAAGGGGAGTGTAATATATCTTGCCGCCTGCTCCGTCCGTGGTCACACCCTTTGAACCGTCACGGCTGAATATCCTGCCCTGATATGGGGCACAAAGAGGACGTGCGCCCATATGGGAAGAAACCTCGATGAGCTGAATATTATATTCATCACAACGTGCATTCTGCGCAGCCCTCGCAGTGTTTCCGAGAGTTGACCGCATATCCATCATAACATAAGCCTCGGGAGACCACTCACGACCACGCTTGTCAACGAAAGCGGGAATGCCCTTTTGAGCAAGCTCCCGTATGGTTTTCCTTGTTGCTTCCTGCAATGACATCTGCCCCGATACAGCCTTTGCCGCACCCTTGCCCATAATGTCAAGAGCGCCCTGTCTGCCCTCGGCAGTGTCACGGTAAATAGCATTCACAGCATTCACATACGCCGATTTTGCCTTGTACCCCATGACCGTGTTTACAAGGTTAAGGTCACTCGCCGCCTGCCGTTGGAAAGCCTTGGCCGCACCGAGAGCCGATTCCTCCGCAGGAATGTCCGAGAAATATTCCGACAGCCCCGCAGCATTCGCCGCCTGCACCGCATTGTCAAGATATCCTATCTCAGTCTCAGCCGCCGTCAGAACAGCGTCCATAGCCTGACCGTCCTCGACCTCAGAATATCCCGCAATGATAGCCGCCGCCCGCTTGTCGAAGCGTCCTGCCCTTGCAAGCTGCCTTATCCGCCATTTGGACGTGTCGGAAATATCTCCGTCCCGTGAAAGCTGCGCCGCAATTTCCCGCAGGATATCGTCCTCCATATCCAGCAGTACCCGCACCAGAGGCGCCGAAAGCTCGTCATACTGTTCCCTTGTCACCTGCATCACCGCCCGAAGTTACAAAGCCGTCACCGTCCGAAACTCCAAGAACAGCACTCTCCGCATTTATCCTCTCAAGCTCCCGCTTTGCCGCCTCTTCATCGCATTTCATAACCTCCATAATGGCGGAAATCTTTGACTTTAGCCCCGCCGTTACAAGCCTGATGTTGTATGCGATAAGCGTGTTGTCTTCAATAACAACGCTGTCCTTAAACGCCACAGTGGCCTCAAAATCGCCCCGGGGGACTTCACCTGTTATCTGTGCCAGATTCAGCACAGCCCTGCACATACCCTCGATAAACTCTACCAGCAGATTTTTCTGACAGCGTATCGTAACAGCCGTCTTGTTTTCCTCGGAAACCACCTCGGTTGCGGTCTTAACTCCGCCCGCCTTGTCGAATGACAGCGAGCCGGGAGAAAGCCCCACCTGAAAGCACAGAATATTCAGCAGCGCATTTATGCCGTCCACGTGTTCCTGTATTCTCAGCGTTACCGTGTTGTCCGTGATTTTCAGATCCTTGTCTTCATCGCATTTCAGTGCCTGATAAACCTCGTCATCAGCGTCAAAATACCGCTCTGTCTTACCCGTTTCGGGATTGACCACAGTACGAATGCAGGAGCTTGGCACGATTATTCTCTTCTTTCCGAGGATAAATTCTCTCGCAAAGCTGTCAAATGCCACATCAAGGGCTTTGAGCGTGTCCTCGCAGTTTGCAAAGCAGCTGATACCCAAAGGCAGCTCCAGGGGAATATTGTTAGGGAAATCAGGCTTGAAATACTGAAACAGGGGCGTGTCGATGGCGTATGTGAACGTGTCCCCCATATCGGGGTAAAGCTCCGATACTGCCACCTGATCGCCCAGAGCATTGGGGTCGGAGGACTTAAACAAAAAGCACTCCACAAGGATATCATCATCCTTGACGGAATGCTTCTCGAATAACGTGTAATAATATTTGCCCTTGGCGGAGGCTGTGCCGAAAATGCCCTCGGTAATGTCCCTGTTGTCCCATTTCAGCGGATAGAACTGCCGTCCCTCAACATATGACAGTTTCACCTTCCCGCTGCTGATGTATTCTCTCAGCACACAGCCGCCCTGAGCAAACGCCGAAGAGAGAAGCCGTGGAATGTTCTTCCAGAAGCCCTCACGACAGAGGAAATCGAGAATGAAGTCGTCATATTCCTTTGCCCCGCAGGTTATGTCCACCTGCTCCGCAAAGCACTTGTGTGAAAATTCATCGCATAAAATCTTTGCCGTGTTCAGCATATTCATCTGCCGCACAGTGCCCCTGTTCAGCCCCGCACGCTTCACCTCACGCCATTTGGGGCGACCCTCGTAAATGTCCTGCCACCTGTCCATATATCCGCTGTAAAAGCCGTTATCCCCGGGAAATTCTTCCTCCGGAAACGCCTGCCGCATTTTTTCTATCATCATTTTTCATCACTCCCTGTCTAAAAAAGGCATAAAAAAACCGCCTGATCTCTCAGACGGTAACAAGCGGACGGATTTGCACCGACATCTTGCATTACTCCAATGCAATTAAATTCTATCGAGGCTAAATAGCGCAGTTGAAATCAACTATCAGGCAGTTGATATCAACTATCAGCATGATTTATCATCTGATTGCTTAGCTAAATTAACATGGAATTTAATTTTTGATTTTATCAAAGCATTGGTGCATATTCTCCTTCTTAAACTACTTCTTGCTTTTTTTATTATACCATATTTTTGTCACTGTGTCAACCATGCGCTTTTCTTCGGCTGAAAGTTTTGATGTACCATTTTCACCGTGAATATAGCCTTTATGAGTGTGAGGCGGTTTTAAATATACCGGTTTTCCTTGTCTTATCACTTTGTGAGGAGAACCTGATAAATCAATCTGCTTAACTCGTTTGTTATTATTATCGTGATATGTAATATATTTAGGCTCTCCGCTGTTATTTATAGTAACATAAACACGTCCTTTGGTCATAGTTTCAAATGGAGCAGTTGCATTGCCTGAATTTGATTGTATAAATTTGATATTTCCGCTTTGATAAAGTGTTGTGTATTCACTTCCGTAAGGCTTGCCTTTATCGCTCACCCCACTGGAAGCACCTCTACCACCCATAAACTTTAGCCTCCCTGAATTTATCCTGAAAAGATTTGATGTGAATTATATTCCCTCTGCATTCATCGGGAACAGAGCTGTAAAAGATTATTTTGGACGGACAGAGCCGTTCGCACATAGCCTCATAGCCCCTCAGAAATGCCGCTTTCGCTGCCCTGCTGTTCTGCGTTCCCACCGATGAAACAGCAACAACGCCGCCCACAGGCTCACCGTCAAAGCACCAGTCAAAGGATCTTTCATCACTCCAGCAAACAGTCGGAATGACCTTTATCCCTAATGACTGCCAGTACGCCCCCAGCCAGTGCTTGCGGTAATGATTATATATCTGCATAGCCACAGGAAAATCGGTGTACAGCGAAAAATCAGGAGACAGCACACAGGCAAACTTTGAAAGCGTGTTTATATAATCCCTCGGTCTGTTCCATACCCTGAAAAACTGGTAATCATCAAGGAAGAAATGCACCGCTTTTTCTGCCCTGTCCTTTGCAGTTGCGGCATAATTAAAGCCGATAAAGCCGGAGAAATAGACTTTATCAGCCTTTATAACAGGTATATCATATCTCCCGACAACATCGGGCGTGAACTTTTCAAGATTTTCATACCGCTGTTTTTCGGGTATCATAAACCTATTGTCCTTTCCATCATATCGTTCATATACGGCTCCGTGCTGTATTCCTGCGCATCGAGATTATCAATGTTTGTTGTGCCGTCATCGAGGCGGACATCAGCCGTTTTGACCTTGCTATCCCACATAGCCTCTGAGAGCGCATCTATGGTCGATGTGCAGCCCTTAAGTATCTTGTACCGCCCTGCACCCATCATCACCGTGTAGAAGCGTATGCGGTCGTTTATGGGACCCTTTCGGGCATTATGTATTTCCACACACAAATTTCTTTTCGCCGCATCTATGCGCATACCCTCGATGAGTGTCTGCTCTGCGCTATCGCAATAGATATCCACCAGCGGAACATCACCGAGAATGAGCCTGCATTCTGCGATAAACCCCGCAAAATCAGCATATAGCTGCTCAGGTGTCGCAGCGTCCTTCCTGCGGTAATCATGAACCGTGACCATCTGCCCCAGCCCACGGGTAATCGCCGTGCAATTAAACGCATGAGCCGATGTGCCGCCGCCGAAATCAACCCCGACAGTGGCAAGCACAAGGTCAAGTCCGTCAAGGCTGTCAATGATAAAGTCATTCGGACGGTCATTGAAACGGCGGTATATAATGCCCTCAGCATTCACCCATTTGCCAAGCACATAGCGGTCGTAATAGACCGTGCCTGCATATTCGGTTTTCAGCGCCCTGACGAAATTCGGGTCAAGCGTGGGGTTGTCGTCAAGGGTGTATTTCTGACAGTAGATGTCCGCATCACTGTCAAGGAATTTCTTGAACCAGTGCTGCCGACCCTCAGGGTTGCACGTTCCGTCAAAACGGCTGTAAGGCTTGTCCAGACGAGATTTCAGCATATCAAAGACAGCCTCGTTCCACGTCACGACTTCATCGCCGTAGCAGTATTTTACGGACATACCACGTATCTTGTCAACCGATGTTTTTTTGTCAGCTCCGAGGCAGTAGCACCGCTCACCGAAGAGCATAGCCGTGTTGTCAGTCGTGCGGATAGGCTTTACAAGCTCATCTCCCCACAGCTCCTGCAGGGGATATATGACATTTCGGATCAGCGTGCCCTGAGTATGTCCCAGGAGCAGCACAGCCCCCTCACGTCCCGCCACACTGCGAATGCGTTTGGGTATGGCGTAATAGTCCATATACGTCTTTCCCGAACGTGTCGCCCCCGTCTTGACGTTCCATCGGTGCGTGGCATTACGGAAGTATTCCTTTTGCATATCTGTGAACATCAAAAGCCCCCTTCAATTTTGCCGAGGACTTCATCAAGCTTGGAAAGAGCCTCATCGTTTTCGGCTGTTGGCTTTTCCCAAAGCCCTAAGTGTTTGCCGAGAAGCTCCAGAGCCTTCATCTGAGCAGTCGAATTTTTATTGCTGAAAGCGATTTCTTCAAGTTTCCCGAGCACCCTGTCAGCAGTTATGCCCGTGCGCTTTGACTGCTCTAACCTTAGCTCAGTAATTTTTTTTTGAATTTCATTATTCTTCATCATCCTGTCGGCATTGCGGCCTGCTGATGATTCTGCGTATCCTGCCCGAATAGCTGCCTGAGTAGCGTTTAAGTCGATGAGGTATTCTTCGCAAAAACGCTCTTGTTTTGGTGTAAGTCTCGCAATAATACCTCACCTCCATAAATAAAAAAGCGCCCCGAAGGACGCATGAAATCATTGTTCGCAAAGGAAGCCCGCCGATAAGCAGTAACGCTTGTTATTGCCATCGGCTTGGCTTCATTATGTTCTTTGCTGATTATAATTATATCACAGGGTAATAGTGCCATTCAATGCCATACTTTGAAGTGCTGCGCCGTGGATTTTGTAAATGTGGCGGATATTATAATTCATCACAAATGCAATATCCTCCCACCTCTGCCCGATTATGTATCGCCGTGTAAGCACTTCACGCTGAACAGCGTCGGGAACAGTGCCGATAACCTTTTCTACCTGCTGACGCACCCCCAGCATTTCCATCATCAGCCTGTCCGCCTCTGCCTGATAATCAGCGAGACAGCAGTATGTGCGTTCTACGGTATTGCCGTTCTTCTCGTGTGTGCTGCCGTCGCTGTCGTATCTGACGGCTTTGCCTCCCATAATCAGCTGAGCGTAAGAATTTGCCTTGTCTCTCGCCAGCCTGTACGCTCTTTCCGCTTCTCGGGCTTGGTTAAGGTACGCTTTTGCTTCTTGTGTTGTCATTGCTCTCCTCCTCTGCCCACTTGTCAGCTTCACGGTACAGTTCTTCGATATCCACACCGAACTCGTCCTTTAATTTAAACTTAAACAGCCACTCATCGTCCTCTTTCGGCAATTCATAGCGATTGCGAAAATCAACGTGCAGGTCGTGCATGAATCGCCAGAACTCTTTCAGCTTCTTGCGTGATGGGTGAAAAAATCTCGCAATGCTGAGAAGATACAGCGAATCGACTTCCTCGGAAAATCTGTCGTAATATGCCAGCATCTCCGACTTGATTTCTTGCTTCAGGACTTTCTTAGCATGGCTGGTCAGTGCTGGTGTGACTGGTAATCTGGATTTCACGAATTTTCACCTCCGTCCATCTTTGCCCCGCAGTTCGGGCAGTATTTAGAGCCAGCATACACATATGGGCTGAACCGCTTGTCGATCGGCAGATTGTTATTAACACTATGGCACAAGCTACATTCCCATGCACCTAAACCCCAGTCATGCCCGTTTTGATTATATACCCAATGCCCATGCTTCACGGGTGCGACGTCGGCGGCGGGATAATCGTACAGCAGCACTATAAGCTCACAATCGCATTCTTCGTCTTCTCTTAACTTTTTTATAATTGCTTCACGCTCTATGTATTCTTTTTCAGCCATTGTCAGCCCTCCTGTAAATATTTGCACCATCTCTGCTTGTCGCACGTTGGTGCTGTTGTATTCCTCGGACGGGATTTGCAGTTCCAGCTATGACCCTTAACATCTGCATCTTTGTGCCAGCCTGCCGCACGCAGCGACACACCGCTTTCGGTATTCAAAATATATGTTATTATTTTTTTATACCCCATTTCCTTTGCTATCCGTGCAGCCCTGGCATATAAAAAACTACAAACGTTCGGCGAGCCGTCCGAGCACAATCGTACAACCTCGACAGTTTCTCCGTCGTCCAGATTTCGTGAAACTGGGCGTGCGACTTGCACGATGCCGACTAATTGCCCCGCAACTGCACAGCCTATACGAAATTTGTCCCTGTGGACATGCTCATGATGTCTATGCAACTTGTCAACAAATTCGTTTGCTGTCCGTAATTCAACGGGTACCGCTTTCATCAACTTGTTGGCTTTTTCGACGGATTCAATGTCATCAATCTCAATCATCTTCCTCACCGCCTGCAATTCCAAGCAATGCTTCAAGCTTCATTTTCTGATTGCTGAGATTTATTCTACGTTCCATAGCCTTCATTGAATCATCCTCAGCATTGCGGATATCATGAGTGCAAATTTTTATTGCGCCTTTTATGGCTTTGACAACAGTTTCATTGAGAACGGCATCAATAGCAGCCTGTAGCGCTTCTGCGTCCTGGTGGAATATTTCATCGTCGCCGTCATCGGTAAAATGACCCTCAGCTTCGGTTTTCAAATCCTCAAGATGACTTATGATTTGATTTTCATTCATTTTTGCATATCCTCCTAACTTCAATTTAAATGCTGTTTTTAGGCATTTTGTGTTTCAGCGTGGAATTTACCCTACCCATATCCATAAAGCCTCATACAGCTCGTTTCTATGGGCTTGTCGTTGATTTGACTGTGCTCATAGCATTCAGCTTCTGCAAAACAGTCTTTTCGGTGACGGTTTCACATCTTGCCGCAGATATCACAGCAAGCGCAGTCCTCAGAGCCTCGGTAACATCTTCGGGAAGTTTCAGCGGAGCCTTGCAGAGAGCTGCGCAAAGGCTCTCAGTCGCCTTGATAGCCTCCTGATGCTTTCGGCACGCATCGACATAAAGAAATCGCTGCTTGATATCCTCGTTGTACTGAGACAGGAGGCGCTGCTTTTCGGCAGCAGCCTGCTCCAGACTTATGGCTTTGCTTTTGAACATCGCATATACGCCGCAAAGTCGTGCAAAATATCTGTACTCAGCCGCAGGAAACTCAGAGCAATCAATTACCTGACCCTTGCAGCCTGCATTATAGCAGTCGGTCTCCAGCTGCTTGAAAACAGCCGGATCAGAAAAGCATTTCTTCAATTTACACCTCCGGTTTATTGTTTTTTGCATACTCCATTATCCGCTCAATGTCGAAGGACGGCTGCCGTTTAGGTTGGATATTGTCTGATGTGAGCCACTTGACAATGGTTTCATAATGATTTGGGAATGGCTTCTTGCCGTTTGAATCGAGATACTGCCCGATCTTGGCAATGTAACGGTCTATTATTTCCTTTCCGTATTTTCCGCAAAGATCATTATATTGCTTTTCGGTCAGGTGTACGTTGGTGGTGGTTGTGCCCGTTCCGGGCACGGTATTATTATGTAATACACTACCACTATCACTATCATTTACAATATCAATGTCATTTTCAATATCAATATCACTACCAATATCACTATCACTATGCAAATTGATGCAAGTCATTGCATTTGTATGCTTTTGTATGCTTTTGCACTCTTTTTCGACGTCATTGTTAATAGCCTCGGCATCGTCATTTTTCTGCCATCGCCTTTTTGCGCTTTCGGCTCTTTTTTGGCATACTGTCTCATACTTCTGCAAGTCGCTGTCAAGCTGATTTGAAATGAAAGAAAAAGCCATTGCCGCCATTCCGTCAAGGTCGGGCAGCCTGCCTTCGTTCACATATTCAAAAATCGCCTTGAACAGCTTCCCTGCTTCATCGTCTGATAATCGTTCTATATGCTTTATATAATCCGCATAAAGGATAAAGCTCTTCTTTTTCGGCATTCAGACCACCTCAGAACGGAAGATCGCTGTCGCTCACAACTTCCTCAAAGTCCGAAAGGTCGGCAGGAACGGGAGCATGTGCAGCCGCTGCCGTATTGTTTCGCTGAGGAGGGGAAGAGCTTTTGTTTCCGCCGCTGTCACCGCCGAAATATGCGTGCTCCGCAAGCACCTCAGTGACATAATGCTTTACATCGGGGTAACGCTTGTCATCATAATTTCTCGTTCTGATAACGCCCTCAATGCCTATCATCTTGCCCTTGGAGAAGTATCGGCAGATAAATTCAGCCGTCTGTCTCCACGCCGTGCAGCTGATAAAATCGACCTGCCGCCCGCCGTTCTGATCCTTATACCCCCTGTCAACAGCCACGCTGAAGCTACAGGACGATATGCCGGACGCAGTCTGCCGCAGCTCAGGGTCTGATGTAAGACGTCCCATTAAACACACTCTATTCATGTTGCACCTCCTAAAATTTTGGCTATCATATAGCCTGTCATACGCTTGTCGCAGAATACGAAATCAACATCATACCGCTGACCAATGGTAAAGAGTATCTTGAAAAGCTGTTTTCCGCTGACAGCTTTGGGAGACGTTCTGAGGCGGGGATTTACCCACCCCTGAACATCTGCAAGTGTCTTGATATTGCTTCCGTGTTCGCAAAGAATAATGATCTTTATCCCATTTTCCCGTGCACGTTTAAGCTCATTGATGAACCTTTCGTGCTGCTGGCAGACATTACCGCATATTTCCTGTAAATTCTGCTTGCGGTCAATTACGACCCTCGGATTGTCGAGGCTCATATAATCGCCTACATAAAGCTTTGACGTATAATGCTGAATGCCTGTTTCATCAAAATAGCTCACTATCTGTTTAATGGCTCTTGATTTTTCTCTGGTATCAATCTGTATAGTCACTTTTAAACTCCTCCGAGGTCAGGACCTTGTCAAGCTGTTTTGTGAATTTACAGTAATCACAGTGTCCGCATCTGGTCGGTTCTTCCTTTCCAGACTTTATTGCCGCATATCTTCCGATGTTCGCCTTGACTATCTCCATCGCCGCATCAAGCTCAGCCTGATCCAGACTTATGACCTGTAAGTCGGTCTCCTTTTCCTTGGTGGCGGCAGCGAGAACGAAGGGGAGCGTTTCCCCCGTGTTCTGCCTTACTATCTCCTGATATACAGCACCCTGAATGTCATAGCCCCAGGCTTCATAAAAGCTGAGCCTGCCTCTGCCGTTTACAAATATGGGGGAAAAGTCCTTTATGACCTTGAGGTCAACTATGGTCTTGTGCTCCCGATAGCTGTCAATTTTTATCTTGACAGGCACGCCTTCAATCTCGCCCACCATAATTTTCTGCTTTTCTCCGTCCATAGCCTTCATGAAAAAGCTGTCTCGTTCGATTCGGTTGATTATGTAATCCGCCTGATTATATTCAGCTTTCAACGCACCGTCACGCTTGAATATTTCGGGGTTCTTTGCCTTGAAAATATCAAGCGTGCCCTCGAAATGTGCATCGACATACGAGCCTACAAGAAGTGCGGTAGTCTTTTCGGGAGCATATTCACCGTGCAGCTCCGCAAGGGCTGCCGCCTCACATTTTTCAAAGCTTTTGAACTGAGACACGCCCATATATTTCAGATTGTTCTCCGGCGAAAAATAGTCGGTCTGAGTTATGCTGTGGGGTATCATAAATATGTTACCTCCATTTCCGCACTGTCAGTTGTCCTTGTGGCGATGAACTGCACACCCTTTTCCCTGCACTTGTTGTACAGCTTTTCACGGTTTTCCGCACTGAGCTTTTCAGCGCCGTCGATGAGAATTATCTGTAAATTGTTGGGTTTGCTCAGAGCAACGTCAACGCAAAGCTCAAGCTCT